TGCTGGTATCATTTATGGTATCAGCAGAACCTAAAAAAGAAGAAGTTGGTAGATATAAATTAATAGTATCATCTTATACAAGTAATAAAACAGGTAAAATGTATATACTTGAGACTACAATAGATACCAAGAATGGTAAAGTAATTAAAAGAAAACGATTTTATCATGCAAATTACGGGAAAAAGAAAAAATGAGATTTTTAATATTGTTAATGTTGAGTTTTGGTTTATCAACAGAATGGGGAACATCGGTAAGTGTAAGAACACCAAATGATGCAACAAAAGAATTAGATTATGAGTTTTCAATTAAATTTGAAGACACAAACGAAAAAATTAGATATTTATTAAAAAGAGATTGGGAAAGAGAACTAGGTGAAAAGTATATCGATGATGTAGTTAAATTTTCACATCAAGTATATGATAATTTTTATTATGGTATAGATTATGTGAATAAAGAATCAAAAGATATTTTTTACACAACTTATAATATTGGTATAACTCACGATGGTTGGAATTTTGGTATATCAGTTAAAGATGAAGATAAGTTAGCTAGTTTTGGATATAATAAAAAATTAAAACAAGACGATTTAGAATATAATGTAGGATTATCTTTTAAATCTGATTTAGGTGAAAACAATATTATCAATCTAAAATCAGAAGTAAAGAAGTGGTTATCTGAAAATATTAATATATTTGCTTTATATAAACATGAGTATTACAATAAACAAGAAGATTTTCAATTCAAAGTTGGATTGGGAATTAAATTATAAAAAGCTTGTAAAATTGATAAATAATTCGTAAATTACATAGAGGTGTATTGTGAACAAACTTGTAGAAGAAATAATAAAACCGATTTTAGAAGCCAACTCAAATATTAAAAAAGTTGTTGGTGTATATGGTGGTAGATTCCAACCATTTGGTCCTCATCATTATAAAACTTATAAGTGGTTGACTAAACAAGTTGACGAAGCATACATCACAACATCCAATATAAAGAAACCACCAAGACATCCAATGAATTATAAAGAAAAAGTCAGACATATGACTAAAATGGGTGTTCCTTCAAATCGTATCATTGTAGAAAAAACACCTTATGTTGCAAATAACCTTTCAAAGAAATACAATAAAGATACAACAGCATTCGTTTATGTATTCGGTGCTAAAGATGCTGGTAGATTAGGTGGTAGTGGAAAATACTATAAAGATTATAAGAAGAATAAAAAGAATTTAGAAGGATTTGAAAAACACGGATATTATTTAGTTGCACCACATGTTTCAATATCAGTTGGTGGTAAAGAAGTAAGTGGAACATCAATGAGAGAATTACTTGGTTCAGATAAGTATGATGATAAGCAAAGAGCTAAGTTATTTAAAAAGATGTTTGGGTATTATGACAAAGGTGTATTTCAAATGATGGTGAATAAATTCAAAAAATTATTTGAATGGGATAATACAAAAGAAAAACCAAAAAATCCAAAACACTTTGATAAAAAAAACAGAGATTTATTACAAGATGTTGAAAATTGGTTAAAAAAAGGTAGTAAAAAAGATAGAGAATTAAAGTTAAAGATAAGTAAATTATATTCTAAAGCCTTTAAACAAATGCCAGGTTCAGCAAATCAATTAAAGATAAGAAAAGAAATAGAAAAATTAAGAAATCAATTAAGTGAGGGAGTTGATTTACCAATAGAAATAGGTGATACTGTTAGAATGGGTAAATTTAAAAACAAAAAGGTTGTTATTAAAAAAATTGAATGGAATGAAAAAGGTGATTTACTTATAAACGGAAGACCAGCTATGAAATTCAGACTTGAGAAAAAAGCTGAAGTTGAAGAAGGTTATCCTAATGAAGAGGATATGAAAAAGATTAGAAAAAGAGTTAAGAAAGCAAGAAGTAAATCAGATAGTAGTAAAGAATATCAATATCATCCAATTGATGAATTTTTAATTCATACTGATATAAGTAAAATTTTTGAAGTTTCAAATACTGGAACTGATGGTATTCAAGGTGTTGACTCTGGTCCAAGTTTAATGTTTAAAAATGCAGAACATTATAAGGGTAGAGGTGACATGGAAGCAGAAAAACTTGGTTGGATTGTTATTAATTATATTTTACAAGGTGATGTAGATAGTTTACCACCAGATGAATCTGAAATGTTAGATGGGTGGCCAATGGGCCCACATAACTCAGTATCCTATTTACCAGCCGGAATAGGAACAGGAACAACACCAAATAACCAAGAAAATCTAACTGGCGCAAAAGGATATGATAAGTGGGTTAGGGCTATGAGGTCAACGGCTGAAGAAGTTGGTTATGAATTAATGAAGTTTACAAAACAAGATAGAGATACAAGAAAACAAATCGCTAAAGATACTGTGGATACGATTAAACAACAAGAAAAAGAAGAAGTTGAAGAAAATGTATTCTCAAAAGATTGGTGGGATGATATTTTAACAGAAGTATCTGCTAAAACAAAAAAATTCAAACAAAAATTAATGAGAAGAGGTATCAAGATAAGATACGATAAAGAAAAAGCTCAACAAGACTTACAACAAAAATATGGTGGACAAGGTGAGGTTGTTGGTAAAAAGTTTGGATTAAGAAAAGCTTATTATGCAGTTCCTAAAAAAGGATTTAAGAAAGATACAAAACCAACAATTACAATCAATAAAAAGGAAATGGATAAATTACATACAGATAAACAGATTGAAAAAGGTAATTTAAGAGTATTGTATAAAGAGGGTTTATTAATGGAAGGTGGTGCATATGGACATATGGCTCATCCATTTGATGACAAAGATTTAACATTCGGTGATTTAAAGAAAATTATTGAAAATGGTTTAGGTGGAACATTAAGTCGTGAAGATGGAGTTACAGAAAAACTTGATGGACAAAACATTATGATAAGTTGGAAAGACGGAAAACTTATTGCAGCTAGAAACAAAGGACATATCAAGAATGGTGGAAAGACTGCATTGGATACAAAAGGTATTATCAGTAAGTTTAAAGGTAGGGGTGATATAAAAGATGCTTTTGTATTTGCTATGAAAGATTTAGAAAAAGCTATTAAGTCTTTATCAGATAAACAAAAAGAAAAGATATTCAATAATGGATATAACTTTATGAATTTAGAAGTAATGTGGCCTAAATCAGAAAATGTGGTTAATTACGATAAAGCTGAATTGGTATTTCACGGAGCATTGGTTTACGATGATAAAGGAACTGTAAAAGGTGAAGTAAAAGGTAGTGGTAGAATACTTGCTGGTATGATTAAACAAAGAAACCAAAACATTCAAAAGAAATATTCAATTGGTAAACCTGTGTTTTTAGATGTTCCAAAACATCAAGACTTTAGTAAGATGAAAAGTAAGTTTTTAGGAAAATTATCTAAATTACAATCTAAATTTGGATTATCAGATAATGATACATTAGGTTTATATCATCAGAAATGGTGGGAACAATTTATTATAAAGAATATAGGGCAACCATTACCAAATGTATTAAGGGGATTAACTTTACGATGGGCTTTCTTTGATAAATCATTTAAAATACCAGAAATTAAAAAACATATAAAGGATGAAAAAAAATTAGAATGGGTATTAAAGTTTGATAAACAAAATCATCAAAAACAAGTGAAAGAAAATATGAAACCATTTGAAGAATTGTTCTTTGGAGTTGGTGCGGAAATATTAAAAAATGTAAAAGGATTTATGGCTGCTAATCCAAAGAAATCAGTTCAAAGTATTAGAAAGAAATTAAATACATCAATAGAGAATGTAAAAGCTAGTGGTGATAAGAAAAAATTAAATACATTAAAATTACAATTAGATAAATTAAACAAGATTGGTGGTGTTGATGCTATAGTTCCAAGTGAAGGAATAGTGTTCAAGTATAAAGGAAAGACTTATAAATTTACAGGTGCATTTGCTCCAATAAATCAAATCACAGGTTTAATTTATTTTTAGATATTTATATATACAAGAATAAGAGGTATTATGGCAAAAGAAAGTAAAAATCTACAAAAAGTCCAAGATATGTTGGATGGAAATTATGGTGGAAAGATACAATCTGGATATTCACATACTGAAGAAGTAAGAAAAGTTGGTGATAAATGGACAGATAGTGAAGGATACGAGTGGGAACAGAAAGAAGGATATAAATATAAAATACCTTCAATGCCAGCTGTTGGTATGTTTTCTCACCAATGTAAAGATTGTCAAAAAAATTGTAGTCCAAAGACAGCAAAGCCGTGGGATAGAGATTGTTTTAAAGCGGATGGTAGATGTTATTATTGTCAGATGGATTATGAAGTGGATTTAAAAGTTAAACCAATAAGATGGTTTGCTTATAGAAGATTAAAAGATTTGAGAAATATGGATTCTCTTGAAAAAGATATGATTCAATGGGTTGATGAAATGGAAAAAAATAGAGAAAGAAATCCATTTGATGAAAAAGTAGCCAATGCTTTAGCAAATGGTGAGGTTGAAATGTCAATAAATAAAGTAACTAATAAACTCGTATAGGAGAAAAACTATGGAATGGGTAATGGCAAATTGGGAATGGATAATGTTAGGATTTTACACATTAGAAAAAATCGTAAAATTATCACCAAGTAAAAAAGACGACATCATATTCGATGCAGTAATTAAACCTGTGTGGGATAAACTACCTTTCGGTAAGTAAGATGTTTAGCAAAATCAAAAAATATGTAATTGGATTTTTTGTTTTGGCTGGAGGTATTCTTTTTGCTTTCTTGAGTGGTAAAAGTGCTGGACGAAAGAAAGAACGATTAGGTGGATTGAAAGATAAAATCAAAGAAACCGATAAATCAATCAAGAAAACAGAAAAGAAAAAAAGAGGAATTAAAAAGTCTCTTGAAAGCAAAAAGAAATCGTTAGAAGAAATTAAAAAACAAAGAGAATCATTTGGTGCATATAATAGTCCAAGTTCAAATGCTAAAGATGCAGCTGATTATCTTAAAAAATTTAGCAAGGAGAAAAAATAATGGCACAGACTGATGGTGGAAACCAAAGACAAAATAATAATCCTTTGCCAGGAGATGGTGCTAACAATCAAACAAGACCTGGTAAAACAAGAAATGCAGGAATGAGTGGATTAAGTGGAACTGCGGGGCAAAGTGCTCTGTATAAGATATATGGTACAAATGAACCTTATAATGGATTAACTGTTGAAGTAGGTGGATTTTTGTATTCAACTATGGGTGGAGCTTTAGAGGGTGACTCTTATCAACTTATGGCAAATTCACCACAAGCAGACCCAAATAAAAAACTAATCACTCCTACTAACCCACAATCATCTCAAATTCCTCCAATTTCATCAACAAGACCTGGTGGTGGAAATCAAAATACAACACCAGGTGGTCCAAGAAATGATAAAATAAATCAAGGTGGGAGTTCATATTAATGTATAAATTATTATTTATATTATTAATTACTTTTTCATTCACACAAGAGGTTTGTGATGGAACTTGTTTTTCGGAAGAGGAAATTCTGAATATAACAGGCAATATAAAAGAGCTTGAATTTAAACTTAAAAAGGGTTTGGAGATTGAAACTAATTTAAATTCACAAATTCAATCTTATATTGAACAAGAGAAGTTAAATGAATCTTTAATCAATGATTATAAAAATCAATTACAATGGAAAGAAGAAATGATTGATTTGGTGAAACCAAAATGGTATGATAATAAATATCTTTGGTTCTTTGGTGGAATGATAATAACAAGTGGTTCTGTATATTTAGCAGGACAGATAAAATGAGTGATTTAAAACAAGCTATACAAAGGGAATACTTGAAATGTGCATCCGACCCTGTATATTTTATGAGAAAGTATTGTACTATTCAACACCCTACAAGAGGTAAGGTGAAGTTTGATTTATATCCATTTCAAGAAAAATGTTTAACAGAATTTAAAGACAATCGTTACAATATAATTTTAAAAGCTAGACAATTAGGTATTTCAACTTTATCAGCTGGATATTCATTATGGTTAATGTTATTTCATAATGATAAAAATGTTTTGGTAATTGCTACAGGTAAAGAAACTGCTAAAAACCTTGTTACAAAGGTTAGAGTGATGTATGAAGGATTACCTCAATGGTTAAAAACAGGAACAGAAGAGATAAACAAATTATCATTAAGATTTAAAAATGGTTCACAAATTAAAGCGATTGCATCTAATGAATCTGCTGGTCGTTCTGAAGCATTATCACTACTGATAATTGATGAGGCTGCGTTTATTGACAAGATAGATACAATATGGACAGCTGCACAACAAACACTAGCAACTGGTGGTGGATGTATTGCTCTTTCTACACCAAATGGTGTTGGTAATTGGTTTCATAAACAATGGTTAGGTGCTGAAGAGGGTTCAAATCAATTTAACACAATTAGATTACATTGGACAGACCATCCTGATAGAACGGAAGAATGGAGAAAAGAACAAGATAAGATTTTAGGACCATCACAAGCAGCTCAAGAATGTGATACGGACTTCTTATCTTCTGGACAATCAGTAGTCGACCCTGCAATTCTACAATGGTATAAAGAAGAATTAACTGAAGCTCCTATTGAAGAATTAGGAATAGATAGAGGTATGTGGGTATTTAGACAACCTGATTATACAAAAGAATATATAGTAGTTGCTGATGTGGCTCGTGGTGATGGAACGGATTTCTCAGCTTGTCAAGTGTTTGAAGTTGATGATATGGAACAAGTTGCAGAATATAAAGGACAATTATCTACTACAGATTATGGAAACTTCTTAATTGAAGTTGCAACAAAATACAATGATGCTTTACTTATAGTTGAGAACAACAATATCGGTTGGGCTACAATACAAACTATTATTGATAGAGGATATAAGAATCTATTCTATCAATCAAAAGATTTACAAGTTGTTGATACAGAACATAACATTACAAACAAATACAGAGCACAAGATAGAAATATGGTGCCTGGTTTTTCAACAACTACAAAAACTCGTCCATTAGTGATAGCTAAAATGGAAGAGTATACAAGAGAAAAATTAGTGAAAATTCACTCAAATCGATTAATTGATGAATTATTTGTATTTATATACAAGAGTGGAGTTTCACATTCAAAAGCAGAAGCAATGCAAGGTTACAATGACGACTTAGTTATGTCTTATTCAATAGCACTTTGGGTTAGAGATACAGCTCTAAGACTACAGAAAGACAAAAATGACCAACAATGGGCAACAATGAACTCAATGTTGAAGTCAAATGGAAACAAATCGGAACACGCAGCAGGTTTTGGAGTAGGTTCTACTGGACAACCACAAAAGAATCCATATGAAATGGATAATGGTGTGGGTGAAAAAGAAGATTTAACTTGGTTAATTAAATAAGAGGTAAAAAATGGCAGACAATGAAAATATATTAACGAGATTAGGAAAATTATTCCAAAATCAAATCGTAGTTAGAAAAACAGATTCAGGACAAGTTAAGGTAAAAGATGTTGAGTTTTCTCAAACAGCTTTAACTTCAAACTTTATTGATAGGTATAATAAGATACATTCGGGTGGAAATAATATGTCATCATATCAAGCTAAACAAAATGCTAGTGCATATGATATAGCTCGTAAAGAATTGTTTAGAGACTATGAATTAATGGATGCTGACCCAATTATATCATCAGCGTTAGATATTTATTGTGATGAATCTACGGTTGATAATATTGAAAACAGAATAATGAAAATTAAAACTGATAATCCAAAAGTCCATAAAATTTTACATAACTTATTTTATGACATAATGAACATTGAATTTAACCTATGGAGTTATATTCGTAATATGACTAAATATGGTGATTTCTACTTACATTTAGATATATTGGATAAACACGGAGTTGTTAATGTAAAACCTCTTTCAGTATATGAAGTGAATAGATTAGAAGGGCATGACCCAAGTAATCCAAAATTGGTTCAATTTGAAGTTCAACAATATTCAGAAACAAGAAGAGCAAAGGCGGGTGATTTTTATGAAAACTATGAAATTGCTCACTTTAGAAATATGGCTGATACAAACTACTTACCTTATGGTAAATCAATGTTGGAGGGTGCAAGAAGAGTATTTAAACAATTAACTCTTATGGAAGACGCTATGTTAATTCATAGAATGATGAGAGCACCAGAGAAAAGAGTATTTAAAGTAGACATTGGAAACATTCCACCAAATGAAGTTGATAACTTTATGCAACAAATCATTGGTAAGATGAAAAAAACACCTGTGATGAATAGTAATGGTGAATATAATTTAAAATACAATATGGAATCAGTAACAGAAGATTATTACTTACCTGTTCGTGGTGGTGATAGTGGAACATCTATTGATACTTTACCAGCATTAAGTAATGAGGGTGCTATCGATGATGTTGAGTATTTAAGAAACAAAATGATGGCAGCATTGAAAATACCAAAAGCATTTCTTGGATATGATGAGAATGTAGGTTCAAAAGCTACATTGGCTGCTGAAGATGTAAGATTTGCAAGAACAATTGAAAGATTACAGAAGATTGTAGTTGCTGAATTAGAAAAGATTGCTATTGTTCACTTATACACACAAGGGTTTGATGATGCGGAATTGATTAATTTTGAATTGGAATTAACAAATCCATCAATGATACATCAACAAGAAAAATTAGAATTGTTAACAATGCAGAAAGACATAGCTAATGACTTGATTGAAAATAAATTATTTTCAAGACAATGGATATATGATAATATCTTTGACTTAAACGACCAAGAAAAAGTTGATGTTTTTGATGGTGTTATTGAAGATAGAAAACAAGCATTTAGAATGGAACAAATTGAAACAGAAGGAACTGACCCAGCCGAAGGTGGTGGTGAAGAAGTTGACAATGACGAAGACTTTGAAATGGCTAGACGAGGTGAACACGGTGGTGACAGAAGAAGTGGGACTGGTAAGAAAGAATTTGGTAATGAATACAGTGCCAAAGACATAAAAGATGCAACAAAGTATGAAAGAGAACGATATGGTAAACGAGAGTTTAAAGGTGGTTCTCCACTAGCTACATCAAAAGGTGCTACAATAGTTGCAAGAGAAGGACTACTAAATCAGTTAAAAGATAACTTTGGTAAAGATTTAGATAAGTCTATGTTAAATGAAGAAATTATTTTAGATGAAGAAGAATAAAATTGGATTATTTACAAAAAACATTATATTTATATATGAATAATTACATAAATAGTGACCAATTAAAATGGGGACTTAGACATGCGTAAAGTTAAACACAATAAAATCCGCAATACTGGTCTATTGTTTGAATGTTTACTTAGACAGATTACATCTGATGTATTAAACAAAGATAATAATAGTAAAGCGGTATCTATCGTTAAAGATAAATTTAACGAAAATACGGAGTTAGGTAAAGAACTTGCTCTGTATAATATTTTAATTACAAAGAAATTTAAATCAGACTCAAAAGCTGATTATTTTATAAATGAGGTTATGAAAACAAGGGGTGATTTAAATAACTCTACACTTCGTAGAGAGAAATATAATTTGATTAAAGAGATTCAGTCAAATTATGATTTACAAAAATTTATGTCTTCCAAAGTTCCAAACTATAAGGTTTTTGCTTCTATTTATAAATTATTCGAATACAACACTTTATCACCTGATGAAAAAACTGAGTCGTTTTTCAATATCGTTGAACATGTTACAACTGAAGATAAAAGTATTAAATTATCAGAAACTGTTCATACTTTACCAGATGATGAAGATTTAAGAATCCTTACTTACAGAACTCTTTTAGAAAAATTCAATCAAAAATATACAAAATTAAGTGGAGCTCAAAAGAACTTACTTAGAGAGTATATCAATAATGTATCTAATACTAATTCATTAAAAGATACCTTAAAAGAGATTGTAAAGGGGCTAAAAAACGATTTAAAAACACACTCTAAAAATCTTAAAGATAAAGTTGTAAAAATCAAAATGAGTGAAGCTATAAAATCTATTGACAAATTCTGTGGTATAGAAGATAAATCAGATGTTGTTAAAGATGAATATGTTATTCAGACAATGAGATACTTAGAACTTGTAAAGGAAGTGAAAAAAAGTGGAAATAAAAAACAGAAAGTTATTTAAAGAGTTAATTAAAAAATTAACCCTTGAACTTTTAGACGAAGAAAGTTTAGAAGAAATATCCACAACTGCTGGTGTAGATGGATATTCCACACCAAACGCTTTTAGTTCAAAAAAGGACGAAAAGAAAAAGAAAAAAAGATTAAAAAAGAGCACTGGTTACTCATGGGTAAATGAAGCTCTTGATGATAAAGATTTAAAACAAATAACAAAATTAATAAGAAATGTCGTTGGTGATATATTGAGAGATATATGGCTTAAACGAACAGCTTGGAAATAGGAGATAATAAATGTCAAATTATGTAGCAGATGGAAATAAGCAAGTACCTAATAGTCCAACAATACAAGGTACTCAAGTTAGTCGTGCTGCTTGTCCCGTAGGAAATACTGTAGTAAAAAGACCATCATATGTTAACATTAATACTGTTGGCACATATGCTTTTTTATATGAAACAACAGCTTCTATTGGAGGAACGACTACTGCTGGTTTTGTAACTGGTTCAATTGTTGTAGCAAATCATGGTAATGTAAAATTAGATATAAATCCTCTTGCTTGGACAAGATGTGATGCTGCAAATGCAGTCGGACAAGTAACATTTGTATATGTGAGGACAAGATAATGAAAGATATAATTGTAGATTACATACCATTTGAAATAACACCTCAACAAATCAATGAGTCAATGAAAAATAATGATGGAAGATTAGTTGTTAAGGGTGTATTGCAAAGAGCAGAAGCTAAAAATCAAAACGGAAGAGTTTATCCAAGAGAAACCTTAGTCAGAGAAGCCAAAAAATATGCTGAGATTCAAATTGCTGAACGAAGAGCATTAGGTGAACTTGACCATCCAGATTCTTCTGTTGTTAACTTAAACAATGTATCACATAATATACTTGAAATGCATTGGAAAGGTAATGATTTAGAAGGAACTGTTGAGGTTCTTGGAACACCAGCTGGAAACATCTTAAAAGAATTATTTAAATCAGGTATTAAACTTGGTATATCTTCGAGAGGACTTGGTTCAGTAAAAGAAATGAATGAAGATGATTCAGTAGAGGTTCAACCAGACTTTGAACTTATTGCTTTTGATTTCGTATCAAATCCATCTACACACGGAGCTTTCTTATCTCCAACAAATGAAGGAAAATTAAACGAAAGTGCGGGTGCTTGTGATTTAGCAACTGGTACTTGTTGTCACGATTGTAAAGTTGAATCTATAATTAACGATATATTCAGAGGAGAATAAGATGGATTATAAATCTTTAATGGGATATAATGATAAGAAGAAAAAAGAATCAAAACCTAAACAGAATAAAGTATTGGAATCTATCAAAGATGAGTTTAATATAAATGAAGGTCCTGCTTACGAATACAAAAAACATTCCAAAAAAATAGACAAATCATTAAAAGAATTACAGAAAAATTATTTAGAATTTTATGAAACTTTAAGAAAAAAAGGACTTCACGATGAAGCTGCTGACTTTCTTGATAACTATAAAAAGAATGTAGTTGGATTTACTAAAAAATATAAAAAAGATTTCGGAAATTTACTATAATGCCATTCAAATCCGAAAAACAACGGAAATGGATGCACGCAAATGATCCTGAAATGGCCAAGAAATGGGAAAAGAAAGAGAAAAAAATGAAACGAGTTAAAGAATTGATAAAGAAAATGGTTCGTGAAGAGTTGGCTGAAATGAAAGAGTCAAAACTTAATGAATTTAACAAGTCACATTTCCTTAATCTAATTAAACAAGAAATAGAAAGTCTTAAAGGTCAGATTGCATATGCTAAAGATAAGGTTAATTATAAAGGAACAGCTGATTGGGAAAAGAAAGAATTTAAAGCAGTTTTAAAAGATAAGGTAAAAGATTTATCTAAAACAATAAAACATTATAAAAGAGTTCAGAAACTTAAAGAAGGAAAACTTACAGAAGCTAAAGAACCACTATGGACAAAAGAAACTGTTAAAGATGCAATCAAACAAATCAAAAAAGGTTTAAAAAATGCAGTTCCTTACTTAGATGGTATTGGTACTGGTTTTGGTGGTGAATCTATTATAGGTAAAATATCATTAGATGATAAAAAAACTTGGACAAATAATATATTAGAAAATTCAAGATGGGCTTTAATACATTTCCATCCTGATGGGACACTTGATACGATTCGTATGCATGGTTGGGGTGATTTTAAAACAAGAAAAAAAGTTCCAATTTTAAGAAAATCAAAAAACAAAAGTATAAAACAAGCTGTTGATAGAATGGGTAAATACTTTACTGTTGTTAGATTAAAACACCCAGATACAAAGGGTAAATAGAATGATTAAATTAAAAGACATATTAAACGAAGCTTCAACAAGTGAATCATATCAACAGATGAAAAATATGTTGAAAAATGGTTTACCAATGATATTTCCAAGAGAAGAAGGTGAACTTCAAGAAAAATATTATTCTAAAACAGTACATAATGGTGATGTTGGTGCATTAATTCAAGCAGTAATGGTTGGTGACCCTAAAGCTATAAAATTATGGCCAAAAGCTGAAAAGGTAATAAAAAAGAATATAGCTGATTTCTATAAAGAAGATATTATGATTAAGAAAAAATTAAATATTGAAAGAAATAAAGTATTGATGATGATGGGTAAATATGGAAAGAAATTAAAGGTATGATTAAATTAAAAGACTTATTATCAGAAGGAAAATGGGGAACTAAAGGTAAATATCTAACTATGCCAGATGGTGAAATATCATCAATACCTGGTGATAGAGATAGAGATTCTATTGTATTCAGTATTGGTCAATCTACATTTCGTCTTAATAGTTTTGCAGGTGGAAAGAAAATGTCTATAGTTGGTGATTACCAAAAAGATTTTAAAAATGTAAATGATTTAGTCAAATGGTTAAATAAAAATAAAGCTAAATATTTAGGAATAGATTAATGAAACTTCAAGACTTATTAAAAGATTTAGAATTAGGTAAGGTTTATACTGATAAAGACAGAAAACCTTTTAAAGTTAATGAAGACAAATGTAATTGTAATTGTAATTGTCATTCAGATAACATAGATGAGGCTGGTGCAATCGGAGGAGCTCTTGATTTGACTGATATGAATACATCTTATGTAGCTCCAAAAAGAGATACTGATGGTGTTAAAAATCAAGGAGTATTTTTACAAAAGTTTTCTTCTAAAGAAGCTAAAGCAATTATTGATGGTAATTTAAAGTTATGGGCAAAAGAATTAAGAAAAGTTCAATATAAAGTAATAAAAGATTGGATGTCAGCTGCTAAAAGTGGTAAGATTGATTTCTTTGATATTATACGAGGATTAAAGACAGGTGATGTTTCAAGAGCACATCAATATGAAACAGATTTTTTAGTTTCAGTACTAACACGAGATAAAATTATAGACAGATTTAGAAAGTATTTTGGTGGTAAAAAAGGTAAAAGTGGAAGGCGTAAATAATGGCGACGAATAAAGATATACTGAAGAAATTAGATTGTGTTGAAACAAAATTAATGAATGGTGAATTGGAAGAGATTCATACTACTGTAAAAGAAATTAAAGAAGTGTTGTTAGATCCAGAAGATGGTATTATTGTGAGAGTAAACAAAAATACTTATTGGAGAAAACAAATCAATATACAAGAAATAGAAGAATTAAAAAGTTTTAAACAAAATGTAACTCATGCATTATGGGGTATTTACTCATTAGTGTTGGGTGTAATCGCTAAACTAATATTTTGGGAATAGGGAGACTAAAAAAATGGCAAAATTAAAAAACATACTACAAGAGGTATTCGAAGAATCACCAAAAGTAGATAAATACAAAGTAGTTGAAGGTGTTAAGAACTTTGGTATTGTTGGAAAACAACTTTACAACAATAATAACATAGTTGAAACAGCTAAACAACTTGCTGAAATTGCAGAATCTGCTCATCATCATATCTTAGGTGAAAATGATGATTGGTTTGATAAGATTTCAGTAAACAAAAATATGAAAACACTTAAAGGTAGTGTTGTAGAATTTACAAAAACTGCTAAAGAGGCAAATATGTTAAATCAAAGATTAACTGCTCTATATGAAGATATAGGACATGTATTGAATCGTTATTATGATATAGATGAAGCTCTTGACCCAGTTGATACTGATAAAGTAGAACCTGAAGATGACTTTGAAGATAGAGAAGATAAGGACATCGATAATGATGGTGATTCTGATGATTCAGATGAGTATCTTCACAAAAAAAGACAAGCTATTACTAAATCTGTTAAAAAAGAAAGTAAAAGTTTAAAAGATGCTGGTGGTGTTGTTGGAATACCTTCACTTGGAGATATGATTAGAGGTAAATAATGACTTTTGTGGATTTTATTATTTATAGTCTATTTATATGGCAAGTAGTATTAGGTTGTTATGTTTTACTTATATGGTGTTCAAAAAACTTTAAGTTTCACAAGTCTCCCAACTTAAACATCGGTGAGGTGATAAAAACTTCAACGATAGAGGAAACAAAAGTTAAAAAGAATATGGGGCCAATAGAAGTAGATGTAAAGAGTAATGTGATAATGGACACAAAATCAGATGAAGTTAGTGTGAAGTTAGACGAAAAAATTAAGGGTAAGGTTAAAACCCAAAAAGATAAACTAAAGAAACTAAGAGGTTAATATGGCTAAAGGCTTAGATTGTGGAACAAGTTATTATATAACAGCCACAGAAAAAAGTATGAAAAAACAAAGGAATGTATTCTTAACCGTTGACGGAGATGCAAATCAAGTTAAACGAATGTTAAAAAGACAAAGAATACCTTTTGTAGAAAAAGCAGGTAAGGTTCACATCGTTGGACAACATGCTTTTAACTACGCACAAATATTTAGTACGACAGAATTAAAGAGACCAATGTCTCAAGGGTTATTAAACCCGAAGGAAAAAGATGCACTACCTGTATTGAATGCGATTATAGGTGAGTTGGTTGGAAAAGCTAAAAAAGATGAAGTATGTGTTTATTGCATACCAGCAAAACCAATCGACCAAACAAGAGAAGTTTCTTATCACGAAGATGTGTTGAAGCAGATTATTGAAACATATGGATACAATGTCAAAGTTATAGAGGAGAGTGTTGCTCTCGCTTACGAAGGCCTTGTAGATAATGACTTGACGGGGATAGCAATATCTATGGGTGCCGGGATGTGTAATGTATGTGTGATGTATCAAGGGATGAGTGCACTCTCCTTTTCTGTAGCAAGAGGTGGAGATTGGATAGATGAAAATGTAGCAAGTGATTGTGGTGTTACAAAGGCAAAAGTGATAAGTGTTAAAGAGAACTCAAGTAAGTTAGATTTAACAAAAAGTGCAATAAATGATATTTATAATGAGGGAAGTGATGAGTATAACATCATTAATGCTATTAGAAGTTATTACGGAGCATTAGTGAATTACTTGTTGACAAACCTAACAAATCAGTTTAACAATGCTGAAAGTGTACCAAACTTTCCTGAATCCATACCAATTGTATTTGGTGGTGGAACAAGTTTAGTAAAGGGTTTTATGGAAGTTGTAGGGGAACAATTTAATCAAGATGAATTTCCTATTGATGTGGAGAAATTTACATTAGTGGAAGATGCTCACACAGCAGTCGCAAGAGGTTGTTTGAGTGAAGCACAATTAATTGAAGAAGAGGAGCAAGAGGGTGAAAATCAAGAAGAGTCAGCTTAAAGAATTAATCAAACAAACTATCGTTGATTTAACTGAAAAAACATTTGGTTCAAAAGCACAATATGATGCTTATAGAAAAAAACATAACTTGAAACCCGGTAGTAAACATAAAGTAGCTGGTAAAACAGTTACTGTTAGAGACACTAAAAAAATATCAAAGTCTGCTAAGAAAAAAGCTGACAAATTTGCAGCTGCTCAAAATGCTAAATTAGATGCTGCTGAAAAAGCAGCAAAGAAAAAAAAGAAATCAACATATACTCATAAAGGTGATGATAAATTGGTTAGTCTTAAAGTTAGAAAAGAATCAGTTAGTAAAAGTAGAAGATACACTGTAAAAGAAGTAAGAACATGGATGAAAAAATTAGAAGAGAATCGTTATAAGAAAGTATATAATTCAGACGCTCGTAGAGTTGCTTGGATGGTGAATAACGAAGGTGTTGAATTATCTGAAATGCCACAATCAATGAGTAAGAAATGGACAAAGGCTCAATACGGAAGAGAAAGATATTTGGCTACTGAGTTTTTGAAATCTAAATCAGAACAAATGACTGAAGGAAAACTTACAGAAGCAATTAGTGGTGCTGATAGAAAAATACTATTCATTCTTGTTAGAGAAATAGTTAGAAATCTTAAATCACAAATTAAAAATATGGATGTGAATAATAAATCTCATTTGAATAGAGTTGGTAGTTCAATTCTTGCTATCATAAGAGCTATGTCATATTCACCAGATAATGTGAATTATAAAAACTTTAAAAAGTATTTTCCAAAGAACTTTAATAGTAAATTAATTCAAAAGAAATTAAAACAATTCCATAGTCAAAACGACAAAGTCCAAGTAACATTAGTCACACAAGCTATAAAGAATGAACTTGGTGAAGGAAAACTTAAAGAAGCTTATAGGTCTCAATCAATATTTTTTGATAAAAAAGATAAATCAAAATTAGAAAAACTTTTAAAAAAACATAAAGGAAAATTTCCATTCAATCCATCAGGTGAATCAGTTGTAAATTGGTCATTAAATGATAAAGGTAGTAAAGGACTTGAGTGGAGTGGTATTCCAAAAGCAAATTATAATAAAGCAGTAGAATTTTTTATGAAATACAAACTAAATCCAAGAGGTTAATATGAGAAAAAGAAAGAACTTTAGGAAACGACCTAAAGATAATTCAGAAGGTTTACAAGTAAATGTTTTTAACAACAATGTAGAAGAAGCATTAAAGAGATTGAAAAGAAAAGTAAAAAACTCTGGTATGTTACAAGAATTAAGAAAAAAAGAATATTTTGTAAAACCATCGGTTATTAAAAGAGAAAAAATAAATCTTGCAAAATTAAGAAATCATTATAAAGTCTTAAAAGAAAAAGAAAATGATAAATAATTATTAGTTTTTAATAAAAACTTTATATTTATATACATAAGAATCTAATACACCGTCTACCCTTTTACGGTGTCTAAATATAACTTAACAAACATTAAGTTTCCTAATAAACTTATTCCAAAAAATACATTGAGGAGAAATATCATGGGAGATATTTTAAAAGAAGCTATCGCTGATGCTAAAGCAGTTAGAGAAACTGCATTAGAGAACGCAAAAATGGCTTTAGAAGAAGCATTCACACCTCAAATCAAATCTATGCTTTCTGCTAAGTTAAAGGAAGAAGAACTTGAAGAAGATGAAGTTCCTGTAACTGAAGAAGAAGATGAAATGGATGATGATGAAGGTGAAGCTGAAGAAGGTTATCATGAAGAAGATGAAATGGGTGACGAAGAAGAAGTACCTGCTGAAGAAGGTGAACACGGTGATGAAGAAGTTGCTGATGAAGTTCCTGCTGAAGAAGGTTCTTATTCTGAAGAAGATGAAATGGGTGAAGAAGAAGAAGTTGAAGAAGAAAATCTTGACTTAGAAGCTGTTATCGCAGAACTTGAGGCTGAATTGTCTGAAGGTGAAGATGATGATGATGATGAAGTTGAAGAATCTACTGAAGCTGTTTCTGAAGATACTGTTGAAGAATCTGATGAACCTGTTGAAGAGTCTACTGAAGAAGTTGACGAAGAAATCGAAATAGACGAAAATGCTCTAACAGAAGAAGAGGACGAAGAAGAAGTTGAAGAATCTAATACTTCTGCACTTGAATCTGAACTTAAAGAGTATAAAGAAGCTGTTTCTTTCTTAAAAGACAAACTTCACGAAGTAAACATCTTGAATGCTAAATTATTATTTACAAATAAACTATTTAAAGCTTATTCGTTAGATAATAATCAGAAACTTAAAGTGGTTGAAACATTTGACAGAGCACAAACTACAAGAGAGATTAAACTTGTTTATTCTACACTTGCAGAACAATTCTCTGACAATAGTTCAATCGTAACAAAAAAATCAATAAGTGAATCAGCTAGTTCTGCTGTTGCATCAACAAAACCTGCTCCAGAAGCTAAGAAAGTAATTTCTGAAGAGGTTGAAGTTGCTAACAGGTTTAAAAAACTTGCTGGTTTAATTAAATAATATTAGGAGATAATAAATGTCAAACTATGTAAACGATGCGTTATTAGACGCGTCTCCTTATAAAAAACAACAAGACGAATCAAAACATCTTGTCTCTAAATGGGATAAGACTGGTCTTCTTGATGGTTTGAATGAGGATTTTCAAAAAAGTGGTATGGCTGTTATGCTTGAAAACCAAGCAAAACAACTTATCAATGAGAACTCTGCAACTGGTGGAGGTGCTGGTGCTGGTAGTGCTGGTACGGCTGGTTCAGAGGAATGGTCTGGTGTTGCACTTCCGTTAGTTCGTAGAATTTTCGGTGAGATTGCAGCTCAAGACTTTGTAAGTGTACAACCAATGAACTTACCATCTGGTCTAGTATTTTACTTAGACTTTAAATATGGTACAAACACTGGTGTGTATGGTAACTCAAATGGACTATCTGTTGGTTCAAGTGTAGATTCACTTGCTGGTAAATCAGGTCCTAACTCTCCATCAGGTTCATCTGCTCCTTACGGTGTTGGTGGTTTGTATGGTGAAGGTAGATATGATTACTCTATCAATGTTAAAGCAGGTAATGCTTTAGCACTTGGTACAGTACAAGTTGGTTCAGAATCAGGAACTGCTGCTTCAACAGCTTCAGCTGATTATAAAGACATCAACTTCAACCAAGAGTTTAGTGCTTCTTTAGCGGCTTCTAAACTTATCAAAGTTACTTTTGATGCTAATGCATTAGATAGTAAATTTGATGCAAAATCTGTTAGAGCTATTAATGTTGTTAGTGGTACAGCTGATATTAATTCTGTATTACCACAATTTACAAAACTAGCTTCAAATGGAACTGATGTAACATTAGTTGTATCTGCTTCTTCATTGGCTAACTTATCAGGCGATTCAATCAAGATTGATATGCCGTTACAACCAACTGAAGCTGATAGAGGTGACTTTGAAGATACAACAGGAACAACTGCTGCTACAATAGGTATTCCTGAAGTTGATTTACAACTTAAATCTCAAGCTATCGTTGCGAAAACAAGAAAACTAAAAGCTGTATGGTCTCCTGAGTTAGCTCAAGACTTGAATGCTTATCATTCTGTTGACGCTGAAGCTGAGTTAACTTCAATGTTAAGTGAGTATATTTCAATGGAAATTGATTTAGAAATACTTGATATGTTGATTACAGATGCTACTACAGTTGATTACTGGTCAGCTACACCTGGTGAAGATTATGAAGGTGCAGGTGCTACTGAAGCTAACTGGAACATTACAACATTCTACGGAACAAGATATGAATGGTATCAAACTCTTTTAGGTAAAATCCAAAAGGTTTCTAACGAAATCCAAAGATTAACTATGAGAGGTGGTGCTAACTTCGTAGTTGTTTCACCGACTGTTGCTACTATCTTGGAATCAATTCCTGGATACTCAGTTTCTACAGATGGAAATAAATCTCAGTTTGCTGCTGGTGTTCAAGTTGCAGGAAGTCTAAATAATAGATTTACTGTTTATAAGAACCCATATATGACTGAAAATACTGTACTTGTAGGTTTCAGAGGAAGTAACTTCCTTGAAACAGGTGCTGTATATTCTCCATATGTACCACTAATTATGACTCCAATGGTATATGATCCAGAAGACTTCACTCCAAGAAAAGGTGTGATGACTCGATATGCTAAGAAAATGATTAGGCCTGAGTTCTATGGTAAAATCCATTGTAAAGACTTAAACTTAGTATAAGTTAACTCTTTATAAACTTAGTTGAAAAGCCCCCTGTTTTTTAGGGGGTTTTTCTTTTATATTTGATATTTATATACGAATCAATGAAAGTAGTACTAACCAACATTGATTGTAGTTAATTAACAATTTAGTATAACCTAAAAAGTAGTACTAAACATTTAGGAGATAAAAATGGCAAAAAGAAGTTATCGTGGAAAACATCCACACAATGATATGAAAGTAGAAACCGCTAGTTCTACTAAGTATAGTCCAAAACTTAAAACACAATACGATAAGTTAAAAGATAATAAACAAAAGTATGATTTTATTAAAACTAATTATTATAATCCACAAGCTACTATGGTTATTTCAGGTACCGCAGATTTAGTTGCGGCATCAGCTATAACAATGAGTTCAGCTAATGGGTCAACTTTATCAATTAAAGGTGTTGCTGGAGCTACAAATACAAGTAACAAAGTATTTAAAACTAATGGAACAGCTGCTGAAGCATCCAATGGTATCAGAGATATTGTTAATGTTCAAATGGGTGGAAAAATCACAGCATCAGTTGCAAATGACATTGTAACTTTAAAACAAGAACAACCTGGTCCAGATGGTAACAGTGCATTTACTTTAAAAGCAACAACAATAGTTCAAGCTGTAACTTTCAATGGAACAGCTGCTAACAATTCAGCAAGTATTGCTTTTAGTGGTGGATAATCAGTAAATTATAAACAATAACTTAAAAGGGTAAGATTTATTTCTTACCCTTTTTTGTTTATTTTGATATTTATATATGAAGAATAATACCCATTTTGGAGAATGTAAATGTCAAAATTTAATTTTATATATGAAGATCCAACATCAAGTAATCAAGTAACTGGTTCAACACCACATGCTATCTATGATGTAGATAGTGAATTTCAAAGCGATAGTTTAACAACTTGTAAATATGTTGCTAGAAAACTTGGACATCCAGTGATGCAACTTGAATTTAATAGTGGTTCAATATACGCTTGTTTCGAAGAAGCAGTATCGGAATACTCACAACAAATCAATCATTACAATACAAAGAATTGGATGTGGGAACATTATGGAAACACCACTACTGGTTCTAATTTCAGTTCAACTGGTTCACATCAAGCTGAGTCACCAAATGGTGGAATGTCTTTATTTACATTATCAGAACAATACGGACAAGCTGTTAATGTTGGTGGAAACACTACAATGTATACTGGTTCAATAACTTTAACAGGCTCTCAACAAGTATATGATTTAACAAGTGAGGGTAATTTTGAATCATCTGTTACTGGAACTAATAGGATAGAAATTCAAAGAATATTAAATGATGGCCCTGCTGCTATATCTAAATTTTATGACCCATTTGCTGGAACTTATGATAATATAGAATTATTGGATTCATTTGGATTCGGTAATGTATCACCAGCAGTATCTTATATATTAAGACCAATATCATATGATTTGGGTAGAGCAAATGCAATTGAAACAAATGATAAGATTAGAAAATCAGCATATTCATTTGAATTAATTAATAATAAATTAAGAATATTCCCATTACCAACTGATAAAGATGCTGGTAACAAGGTACATTTCCATTATTATAAGAGGGATGATAAAATTGATGTAACACAAAATTATACAAGTAATAAAGTATCAGACCCATCTAATATTCCATATAAGTTTATTACCTATACAGAGATAAATTCAATGGGTAGAAATTGGATTAGAAAATACACATTAGCATTAGCAAAAGAACTACTTGGTATCATCAGAAGTAAATATGCTTCAATGCCACTTCCAAATGGTGAAGTATCACTTGATGGTGAATCATTAAAGGCGGAAGGTAGAGAGGAAAAAGCAAACCTTTCAGAAGAGTTAAATTTATTCTTAGAAGCTGTTAGTAAAAAAGAACAAGCATTAACAGAACAAGAAGTTGCTAATTCTCAACAAGAAGTATTGAATAAAGCTCCATTAAAAATATACATAGGATAAATAAATGTCACAAACAAAACCATTTTTCATACCACAAAAAGAATTTGATTTGATTAATCAAATGAATGAAGAACTGATTGACGAAATTGTCGGACAATCAGTTGATATTTATAAAGTGAATATTGAAAGAACAGAAGACAATGTTTATGGTGAATCAACTGCTAAATATTATGATATTGGATTTAGAGTAAATTGTTTAATTAATTATAATGAACCCGAAGTGATTCAAGACGAGTTTGGTGCGGATACTAATTCTTCAATTGAAATGTTTTTCCAAAGAGAAAATCTATCAAGTGGTTCTCTTAACTTTTATCCTGAGACTGGTGATATTGTTGATTGGAATGATTTCTATTGGGAAATAAATGGAACAACAGAACCACAATTATTCGCAGGACATCCAAACTTTAAACACAACATCGTAGCAACAGCACATCGTTCAAGATTATCATCTTTACAAATTGAAGAGAGACCAAGATAATGATTAAATTAAAAGACATATTAACAGAAGGTAAGATGTCTATTGGTAAGGGTAAATATGCCAATATCTATGATATGAAGAAAGAAATGGGTGAAGGAAAGTTCGACCCAAAGAATCCAACTATTGCAGTTACTGGTCTTGGAGTGTACAATCTTAAACAATTAGAAAAAAGAATACAAAAAGATTTAGGAAAAGCCGTTAATGATTTAGGATATGAAAGTGGTATAAATAATCTAATGTATCATTTATATAAGGATAAATCACCACTAAGTTCTAAAATAAAAGGATTACACGAAGTTTATCAACAAATGAACTCACCAGCTTTTAAAAAAGCTGTGACTCTATATAAGAGGAAAAAATAATGCCAAATAGAAAAGCGAAACAAAGAAAACAAGACAGACAAAAAAAGAATAAGATTTTAGAAAGAACTGGTAGAACACCAGCACAAATAAAAAGATTTAAAAAACGAGGTAATAACTAAATGAGTTTAGATTTATTAAAAGAAAGATTTGGTGGTTCTATATCTACAGATAAAAAAGAAGTAGATAAGAAAAAACTAAATGAAGTATTTAATCCTACTCCTGCGGGAGATATAAAATCTTTTAAAGACCAATATCAAGGAGAGTTAGAAGAAAAAGATAGAATTATTGAAAATTTAAAACAAGAATTAGATTCACAATGGTTGACAAATCAGACTGCTTTTAATACAAAAAAATTATACGAAGATAAAATTAAAAAAATGAACATTGTGGATAGTACAAATTTAATTCCTACATTAATAGAAGTATCAAAACAGAAACAAGGTAATGTAAAATTAGATTGGATGAGTTGGTTAGAAATACCAGAAAGTAATTATTTATTTCAGATAAATGAAAGTTTAGCTAAAAAAGTATTTCAAGAAAATAATAATTTAATAGAAAAAGACAGATACGGACTTAGAGGTAGAAAAGGAAGAGGTGGAGATGTGGCTGTTGATACAGATTATGCATTAACATTCGGTGGTGATTCTGTAACCGATTATGTATCAACTACATTTAATCCTGATAATTATGATGGTACAGGAACTGGACTTAATAACGGATTTACTGTTTCTTATTGGGTTAAACCAGCTCAAATTGGTGGGGTTCGTAAAGCTTTAGGTAGAAGGCCAGAAACTGATGGAAGATGGGAATTTGGTATTAAAAATGCAGATGATGTGCATGTGGGTGTCGGTGCAACCGTCAAGATGGATAACAACCGTAATGCTGGTGTTGAAGGTGGTACAACCACAAACACAGGTCACGGAATGACAGTAGGTAATTGGTATCATTGGGTGGTAACATATGGTGGTGATGATGCTGTTGCAATTGGTGGTGATAGATTTGTTCGGATATGGATAAATGGAAAAGAAATCTATAAAGATGGAGCCGCTAGTGGTACTGGAAATGAGAATGGTATGGGAACTGCAAATTGGCGTAATGATGATACTAATACCGTTAATGCTGCAAGTAATCTTTACTTTGGAGCTCGTGCTGCTTTTCAAGACCTTGATACACCATACAATCAAGGTTGGGCTTGTAGTCTTAGTGAAGTAGCTATTTATAAGGATGAAAAAGATGAAGATGGTACTTTTGCTAATGAAGTATATAATGCTGGATTTGGTTATGACCATAGAAAAAATAGTAATCTTGTAGGATATTGGAGATTAAATGAAGGTAGTGGAAATCGTG